ACCCGGTCGACTGGGTGACGTGGATGTACACCGCCGCGTCGGACATCCTCTCGGCCTCCAACGGCTGGCTCCCCACCCACCTGTTCGTCGCACCGAACCGCTGGGCCTCGATGGGACAGCTCACCGACACCGCCGACCGTCCGCTGTTCCCGCAGATCGGCCCGATGAACGCCTTCGGCAACATGGCCCCCGGCACCGCCACCGCCACCGCCTTCGGCCTTCAGGTCGTCGTCGACCGCAACTTCGCCAGCGGCACCCTCGCCATCGGCCACCCGGACGGCTTCGAAATCTTCGAACAGCAGAAGGGCGCAATCTCCGTGGAAGCCGCCGACGGCTCCCTGTCCCGGTACATCAAGTTCCGCGGATACTTCGCCACGCTCATGCTGGACGACACGAAGTTCATCAAGGCCGCGTTCGTCTGATCTGCCCCTAGGAGTCTGGATCATGGCGACGTTCACAGTGACGCATCGGATGAGGATCGACGACATCGTCGTGATCCAGACTCTGGACAACACCCCCATCTCCGTCGGCGACTCAATCACCGTCGCCGGCCTCGGCAACGGCATGGACGGCACCTTCACCGTCCTCGACGTCCCCACCTACTTGTTCACCGGTGTCGACGACGAAGGCGACTACACGTTCGACTTCAACGAAATCATCCTGAACCAGTACCTCTACGCCGACACCGGCGACGAGGTAACCCGCGATGTCGCGGATCCGTTCGGGACGATCACATGGACTCAGACGTGTACTTGGATCACCTCAAGCAACGTGACCGAATGGCTCGGGATCGCCACCGCCACCGCAAACGACACGGCATTCATCGCCACCTGTGTTTCCGCGGCTAACGCGTGGGCATATCGTCGCCGACAGGCGGCCGGCTACACCGACAGCCTGAGCTCAAGCCCATCCGGCGCCGTCACCCTCGGGACCACCATGTACGCCGCATCCCTCTACCGTCAGCGCGGCGCTGTCGACTCGTTCGCATCCTTCGACCAGATGGGCAACGCGATCCCCAGCCTCTCCCACGGCGAGATCATGCGCCTACTCGGCATCAACAGGGCTCAGGTGGCATGAAGTGGCATCCGGCATCTTCATCGAGGCTCAGAACGCCCTCGTCTCCACCATCACCGGCCTCGGCTACACCGCCATCACCGACCCCCGAAACATCCGCCCCATGTCGGTGCTCATCAGCCCGCCGACCTTCGAAACCTTCACCTACAACGTCGGCGACATCACGTTCACGATCAGCATCGTGGCCGCACCTCCCGCCAACCAAGACGCCGTCGACTACCTGCTCACACAAGTGGACACGCTAATGAACTCGACGCTACCCATCACCTCCGGCCGTCCGTCCGTCGTCACCATCGGCGGCCAAGACTTACCGGCCTACGATCTGACCGTGAGAATCGCCTCACGGCGCAACTAAGGAGCCCCACATGGCAACCACGACCTACCTGTCCAACCCCACCGTCCTCATCGGCGCCGTCGACGTGTCCGACCAGTGTAAGGCGGCGACCCTCACCGTCGGCTACGACCAGCTCGAGACGACCGCGTTCGGCGACACCGGCCACAAGTTCACCCAAGGCCTCCAGTCCGTCGAAGTGACCCTCACGCTGTTCAACAGCTACGGCGCCGGCGAGATCGAAGCCACCCTCTACGCGGCGGAATACACGATCACCAACGCGTTCCTCGCATCGTTCACCCCGATCTCGGCCACCGTGGGTGAGCTCTCCGAAGTCGAGGTCACCTTCGTCGGTGGTACCTTCGTCCGCGACATCACCGCGCCGTAACCCCAAGGAGTCCCGACATGAAACTCACCATCCGCGTCGACATCGGCGAAGGCCCTGTCGACGTAGAAACCAACCTCTTCATCACCGTCCTCTGGGAACGGAAATACAAGAGAAAGGCGTCCGATCTTGCTCAAGGCGTCGGCGCCGAGGACCTCGCCTTCATGGCCCACGAAGCCATGAAACTGTCCAAGATCACCGTCCCCGCCATGCTTGACGACTTCATCAAGAAGATCGTCAGCTTGGAGGTGGTCGAGACAAGCTCGGCGAACCCTACCCAAGAGGCACCTTCCGACGCGGCCTAGCAGAAATGCTGGTGTCCGTCGGCTGGTGGCCTCCAGACATCGAGTTCGACACGCGTGACCTCAACACCGTGATCGAAATCCTGAACAAAGGCCACAAGTGAGCGCAACGATCCGAGTCGACGGAGTCAAGGAAACCATCGCCTCCCTGAAACAGATCGACCCGGAGCTTCGCAAGACCTTCAACCGGCAGGTCAAAGAAATCGCCAAGCCGATCATCACCGCCGCCCAAAGCCGCTACCGGTCGCAGAACTTCCCATCGGGCACCGCTCGAGCGTGGAACCAGCGCGGCCGGCCGATCTTTCCGCTTGACACGCAGAAAGCCGTCCGGGGCGTGACTGCCCAGATCTCCACCTCCCGCCGATCAGCGTCAACTATCGCGGTCGTCCAGAAGAACGCCGGCGCGGCCGTATTCGAGTTCGCCGCCTCCGGGAACCTCGGCGCCGCATTCTCCGCCAAGAATGGCGCCCCGGCGCGCGTCATGTGGCCCGCGGCCGACAGCGCCCAGAACGCGGTCTCGCAAGAGATGGCAAGATACGTCGAGGAAGTCTCCGACATGATCAACAAGGAGCTCAGCCTCTAGTGGCCATACGCATCCCCATCATCAGCGAGTTCGACGACAAAGGACTCGCCCGCGCCACCCGCCAGTTCAAGGATCTCGAGACGACCGGCGAGAAGGCCCAGTTCGCCATCAAGAAAGCCGCCCTCCCAGCCACCCTCGCGCTCGGCGGTCTCGCCATCGCGGCCGGAGACGCATTCAAGGCATTCGCCGAGGATTCAGCCGCGGCCGACAAGCTCGCGCTCAGCCTGAAGAACTCCACCGGCGCCACCGACGCCCAAGTGGCCGCTGTCGAGGACTTCATCAGCTCCACCAGCAAAGCGGCCGCCGTCGCCGACGATGAACTCCGCCCCGCCCTCGACAATCTTGTCCGAGGCACCAAAGACATCACCAAGAGCCAAGAACTCCTTACCTTGGCGCTTGACATCTCGGCCGGCACCGGCAAAGACCTCGAGTCTGTCACCGCCGCACTGTCCAAGGCCTACAACGGCCAGCTCGGCCCGCTCAAGAAGCTTGACCCGGCGCTCGCCGCACTGATCAAGAACGGCGCCTCCGCAGATCAAGTGTTTGCCTCACTCGGCAAGACGTTCGGTGGCCAAGCCGCGGCACAAGCCAACACCGCCCAAGGTCAGATGAAGAACCTGACGATCCAGATGGGCGAACTCAAAGAATCCGTCGGCGCGGCCGTCGCCCCGATCATCGAGAAACTCCTCCCAGCGTTCATGGGAATCGCCAGCTGGATCCAAGAGAACACCGGTCTGGTCGTCGGCCTCGGTGTCGCCATCGGAGGCATCGCTCTCGCCGTCTGGGGAGCCAACGCGGCCCTGACCGCTTGGAACGTCATCACCAAGGTCACCGCCGCGCTGAACGCCGTCCTAGGCGCCTCGTTTAGCGCCCTCTGGGTCGCCACCGGAGTCGGCATCATTCTGGCCGTGATCGCCGCGATCGTCGTCCTACAGCAGAAGTTCAAGTTCCTTGACAACGTGATCGCCGCACTCGAGGTCGCGTTCCAAGTGTTCTGGGACTTCGTGTCGGGCATCTTCAACCAATGGTGGAACAAAGTCACCATGATCGCCAACGCGTTCAAGACCGCATTCCAAACCGCTTTCGCAGTCGTATCCGGGCTCTTCAGAACGTGGTACACGACCATCGTCACGATTGTCGACGCCGTCGTCGGAGCATTCAAGACCGCGGCCGAACTCATCGGCGGGATCATCAAAGGCATCGCCCAAGGTCTGATCACCGTATTCGTCAACGCCCTAAACACACTGATCAACCTGATCAACAAAGCGATCAAGCTCTACAACAAGATCCCACTCGCGCCCAACTTGCCCACCATCCCAACCCTGAGCGTCCCGAAACTTGCCGAAGGTGGCATCGTCACCAGCCCCACCCTCGCACTCATCGGCGAAGCCGGCCCCGAAGCCATCATCCCGCTCAACCGCATGAACCAAGGCGTCACCGTCAACGTCGCCGGCTCCGTCACCAGCGAACGCGACCTCATCGAGACGATCCGACGCGGCCTCGTCAACGCCCAACGCAACGGCGCCCAACTCGTCTACAGCAACACATGACCCTCCCCTGCCAACCAGTCGTCCGCCTCCGCCTCGGAACCGGCGCATCCTTCGGCAACGTCCTCGTCCTCGGCGACACCATCAACGGCATCCTCGGCACCAACATCCTCGGCACCAGCGTCGTCCAAGTAGTCGACATCTCCACCGAGGTCAACCAGATCGCCATCCGCCGCGGCCGCGACCGCATCTTCGAGCACTACACGCCCGGCTCCGCCACGATCAGCTGGTGGGACCCCAACGGCGACTGGAACCCAGACAACGCATCCGGGCCCTACTACGGCCAGATCCTCCCGATGCGACAGGTCAAAGTCACGACCACCTACAACGGCACCGAGTACGCCATGTTCTCCGGGTTCATCAGCTCATGGGACTGGGAATGGCCCAAAGGCACCCCATACGCCAAAGTAACCATCACCGCGGACGACGGCTTCCGACTCCTCGCCCTCTCAAACGTCGACAACGTCACCGGCGCCGCCACCGGCGACCTACCCGGCGCCCGCATCAACCAGATCCTCGACATGATCGACTGGCCGGCCGACATGAGAGAAATCGAAACCGGCACCCAAGAACTCCAGAACGACCCCGGCGGCCTCCGCGCCGTCCTCGACGCCATCCAAACAGTCGAAGCGACCGAGCTCGGCGGCTTCTACATGGACCCCAACGGCAACGCCCGCTTCAAATCCCGCAACACAATCAGCCAACAAGCCTCCGGCACAGCTGTCGACTTCGCCGACGACGGCACCGGCATCTACTACCAAGACCTCGACGTCGCTTTCGACGAACAAGAGCTCTCCAACGTCGTCTCCGTCACCAACCACGGCGGCACCGCCCAAACCGCCTCCGACGCCACCTCAATCGCCGACTACTTCACCCGCACCTACACCCAAACCGGCCTGCTCGGTCGAAACAACGCCCAAGCCCTCAACATCGCCAACCTCATCCTCAACTACCGAAAAACCCCCCGCATCCGCATCGAGTCCATCACCCTCGACCTCTCGAGCGACAGCCCTCGAGTCGAACCAGCCCTCGATCTGGACTTCGGCGACCCGATCTACGTCACCCGCACCCAAACCCCCACCAGCGTCCTTGACCTGCGGCTCACCGTCCAAGGCGTCGAGCACACGATCACCCCGGACCGCTGGACCACCCGCCTTATCACCCGCGAGCCGCTGAGCACCGCTTTCATCCTCGGATCAAGCCAGTTCGGTATTCTCGGCACGAACACCCTTTAGGAGCACCATGGCCACCACCTACCCGATCTCAGCCGCCTACACCGACGGTCAGGTCCTGTCGGCATCAAACGTGAATCAGATCGCTGGAGGCGTCAACGACATCGCCGCCCTCCAGCTGAACGCTCAGACCGGCACGAGCTACACGCTGGTGATCGGCGACGCCGCCAAGATGGTCACGCTCACAAACGCCGCGGCAATCACGCTGAATGTCCCGACAAACGCGACCGCCGCTTTCGCGATCGGGACTCAGATCCTGCTGTATCAGGGTGGCGCTGGTCAGGTGACTGTCGCGGCCTCGACCCCGGCAACGACGACGATTCGCTCGAACGGCTCTAAGACGAAGATCAACGGCCAGTACGGCGTCGTCTGTCTTATGAAGTTGGCGACGGATGAGTGGGTGTTGTTCGGGAACACGGCCGCATGATCCCCGCAGTTTCGGCCGCTACCGGAGGCGGAGCCGCAGGCACCTTGCCTTACTTGTGGATCGTGGCAGGTCAAAGCGGAGAACTTTACACCTCGACATCCACAAGCCTCGCTAACGGCTCGTGGACAAGCCGAACATCATCATTCAGTACCACACTCATCAACGCTGTGGCCTCAAATACAAGCGACTTGTACGTCGCTGTAGGAGAATCCGGAAAGTTGGCAACATCACCGGACGGTACGACATGGACGCAACGCACATCGTCGTTCGGGACGAATCACATCAACGATGTTGCTTACGGAAACGGTTACTGGGTCGCAGTTGGAAACAGTCCGACCAAAGTTGCCTACTCAACCGATGGAATCAACTGGACACAAAAAACCACCGGCATCGGCGGAAACGTAGTAAAAGTCGCATGGGGCAACGGCCTGTGGATTATTGCGGACGATGCTTTAGGGTTTTATACGGCGACTGATCCAACAGGAACATGGACGAGCAGAACCTCAACGCTTAGTACCGTAAACGACCTCGTTTATTTCAAGGGTCAGTCGATTTGGGTTGGAGGTAATGACTCCGGCACGACCGGCGCATTTGCGTCAAGCACGGATGGCGCAACATGGACAGCACGAACATCTGCGATCACGATCGGGTCCGGCGGGTTCGCTTACTTTGCGGCCAATACAACCGTAATCGCCGCACTTTGCCAGACAGGCACTCTTACCGTGGACATCGAAAGTTCAACTAACGGCACTACTTGGACAGACAGAACACCGGCAACCACGAGCGGTATTCCATACTTCGGGATGTCTGATAACAATGGCCTGCTTGTATTCAGCGGTTTCCAAACCTCCACCGATGGCATCACATGGAGCACTCGAACCCAACCATCAGGAAACATCATCTGCGGATGCCACAGTTCAGGAACGCCGAGCCTTAGATGAGCACCTACCTCGCCACAGTCACCGACGACAACCACGTCATCGTCACCATCGACGGAATCGAAGTCGATCGCCCCGGCCCCTGGGACACCCCCGAAGGCGCGCACCAGTGGGCCGCCGACATCATCACCAGCCTCGAAGCCGGCAACATCCACTACCCTCAACAGCCCGGATGGATAGACCCCTATGGCAACTAAGAAACAAAGCCAACCTGCCGCTGGCGGCCGACCGTACACCGGGAACAGCGATCCGGCTGACGGCGCCCGTCCCGGGACCGTCCGCTTCCAGCAGTACATGACCTTCCTCTTCCAGATGAAGAACCTCGGCATCTACGCCAACCGGCCGGTTCGAGGAGGGTCAGGCCTTAGTGTCCATGCGACGGGCCGGGCGGCGGACCTTGGAGGCGGAGCCGGCCAAATCGTCGCCGCCATCGCCTTTCTCGAACGTCACGCCGACGAGCTCGGCATCGAGGAAATCCACGACTACGGCAACAGGTACAAGCCAGGACAGTACGGCGCCGGCTGGCGATGTGACCGCAACGCCTGGAAGATCTACGACAAGCCCACGATCGGCTCCCCAGGAGCCGCCTGGGTTCATTACGAAATCAGTCCCGACATGGCCGACCATCCCGACCGCGTCGACGCCGCCTTCAAATCCATACTCGAGGCGAAATGAGAACTCATGAAACCCACCATCCGCTGGCAAGTGGCGCTCGTCGTAGCGACCTCGCTGGCCTGTCTACTGGCGGCCTGTAGTGACCGCTTCAGAGACCCCAATGACCCCCGGAAAACGCCCCCGACGTCGACGACTGACACCCGATGAGATCGAGGCCCGCGTCCGCGCCGGCCTCATCATGACCCTCGCATTCGTCCTCGGCGTCACCGTCCTCGGAATGCTCTACAGCCTGATCTACGTCTACCAACCCGACGGCGACATCGCCCCCCTCGACAGCCGCTTCATGGACGTACTCCAGCCACTCGCATTCTCAATCGGCGGAGCCCTCACCGGCCTCGCCGCCGGTGGAGCTCTCAAGAAGAGCTCAGACGACGACGAACCAAAGGCTTGACGATCTCCTCCTGAGTCGGTAGACCGTCCGCACCTCGCGGACCCGACCCGAAAGGAATACCCATGTCCAGATTCATCCTGGGCGTAGCCATAGCCTGTGGCGCGCTCTTCATGTTCCTCGACCGCCCAGACGCCGTCCAAACGGTCCCAGCGGTCGTCTCCTACGCCCCCCCAACCCAACCAGACCCGACGACGACGATCGCCGCTCCTACGACCACACAGGGCCCAATCCTGCCCCTCGTCGGCCCTGACACCCCATGCCAAGAATGGGTCCCCGAGGCGATCCAAGCCGGCTGGCCCGCCGACCGCGAGCTCCTCGAGACTCTCATGAGCATCATGTGGCGCGAATCACGATGTCAACCGGACGCCTGGAACGGCCACGACGCCGGCCTCACCCAGATCAACCAGATCCACTCCAGGTGGATCGCCGAGCTCGGCTTCGGCAACCACCCGGACGCCATGTTCAACCCACTCCTCAACCTCGAGTTCGCCTGGAAGCTCTACAGCTCACGCGAAGCGAAAGGCCTCTGCGGATGGAAGCCATGGTCAGGTCCGTGCTGACCGACTGGGAAGGCGCCGCCTGCCAAGGCCTTGACGTCAACATCTTCTTTCCCGGTGTCGGCGAGAACAAGAAAGCCAAATTGGCGATCCTCGTCTGCTCGACGTGCCCGATCCGGCTTCGCTGTCTCGAGTATGCGCTCCAGTGGTCAACTCGAGACTGCCCTGGAATCTGGGGAGGCACCACCGAACGACACCGTCACCAACTTCGCCACAGCCGTGTGATAAACCAACAGGCGTGACCGAAACCAAGCCGGAAATCGCCTTGTGCTGTAGGTGTCAGAAACTGCTGGTGGACGACGAGATCATCCGCTGGCTGAACACTGGCACCTGGTGGCCGTGGTGCTGGCCGTGCTTCAAAGCGGAACACCTCAAAAACCTGACCCGACTACAGGAAGAGAACTAATGGACCTTGGCAACTACGTCCCAGTCAACCAACGCCTCTTGGATGCCCTCGGCCGCTGGCCCGACCTCCGTGTCCAGGAGACCGCGTTCGACATCATGCGGATCGAGGAGCAGACGTTCCTGGTGTGCGAAGTGACCGTCTGGCGCACCGCCGACGACCCGAAACCCTCAATCGCCACGGCGGCCGAACCGTTCCCCGGCAAGACGCCCTACACCCGCGGATCCGAACGGATGGTCGGGTTCACGTCGGCCCTCGGCCGGGCGCTCGGCTACATGGGCATCGGCATTCACGAAGCGATGGCCTCCAGCAACGAGGTCGAGGCCCGGCAGACCGGCGACCGCCCTCGAGCACACACTCCCCAGCCTTCCAGCCAGACCGAGACCACCGAAGCTCAGAAACGGATGCTGAAAGCTCTCGGCTACGCCTCTGAACCACCGAAGCTGAAGAAGGACACGTCGGCACTGATTGACAAACTCAAGGCCGACGCCATGGGAGAGGAGCCGTTCTGATGGATCAACTTGCCTTTGACTGGACAGCCCTTCACTCAGACGAGCCGGCCTGCGACCGGTTCAAAGCATTCCACTACGCCAATCCCTGGGTCATGGATCGCCTGGTCAAGATGGCCTGCCGATTGAAGAGCCGAGGCGTCAAGCAGTACGGCATCGCGGCCCTCTGGGAAGTGCTCCGCTACGACTGGACTGTCCGCACCGACGACCCCACCAGCACTCTGAAGCTAAACAACGACTACCGAGCGTTCTACGCCCGCGAGATCATGCGCCGCCACCCGGATCTAGACGGCTTCTTCTCCACTCGACGCTCACAGGCCGACCAGTGATCACCGAGAAAGAGTTCCAAAACGCCGTCGTTGAGCTTGCCAAATGGACCGGCTGGATGGTCTACCATCCGCTTCCTGCGCAGAACGTCCGCGGCCACTGGCGCACACCCACCCTCGGCGACGTCGGCTTTCCCGACCTGGTGCTCGCCCATCCGAAACGTGGTGTGATCTTCGCCGAACTGAAGAGTCGCGTCGGCAAACTCTCCGAGGCGCAGGAGCGATGGATCATGACGATCCGCGCGGCCGGAGGCGAAGCATACGTCTGGAGGCCAGCCGATCTTCAGCTCATCCGAACCATACTCAGCGAGGACAAACCATGACCCACGACATGACAGCACTGATCCAGCAGATCCAGGAAGCGACCCGACAGATGGATCTGGCCAGCCAAGCGATCACCGGCTTCAAGGCCCGCATCGCCGAGCTCGAGGAGGAGAACGCGCGCCTCCGCGCCCGCCTCGTCAAAGCCATGAACGTCATCGAGCACTACGAGAACCCGGAGGCGATGTGATCCGCCTGCCATTCCAGAACCTCGCGCGCGTAGCTCGCGTTCCGATCCAATATTCCCGGCATCTGGAGCCAACACGCGGCGATTACGCTCGAGCGTTCGGCGTCGCCCTCCAGACGATTGACCGCTGGCGCGACGAAGGCATCCCCTGGCCGAAAGCCGATCAGCTTGCCGTGAAGTACGCCGGCGTCCACCCGGGCGCGATCTGGCCTGAATGGTGGGAGACCGAATGATCGTCCGCACTCCACGTCGCCGCGAGAACTTCACGATCATCTCGAACGAGATCATCCGGAACCAGCACCTCTCCTGGAAGGCCCGAGGCCTGCTGATCTATCTGCTGAGCCAGCCTGACCACTGGCGCACCTCGAGCGCCCATCTCGCCTCAATCAGCCCCGAGGGAATCCACGCGGTCCGCACCGGCCTCAAAGAGCTTGAGACGTACGGCTATCTGCGCAGGGCCCGAACACAGCTCGCCAACGGAACATGGCGCCACGACATCCTCATCTACGACGAACCTGTGGATAACCCTGAGGACAAGTGGC